AACAATTGCCATAATAAGCATAGCCGCGAAAACGCAGGCCGATTCTATACCGAGAGTTTAAAACACTTCCCCAATAGTTATGGTCATAAACATAATGGCACTCTCCTGTACTGATACTTCCTCCATTTTCTGTTTTCCAACATGAATATGGCTCTCGTTTCAGTACATAGCTATTACCCAAATTTGTATATGTTCCTAGCTTTCTATATCGAGACTCAAAATCAAATACTCCTTTATCTGCTTTACTTACAACTGTCTCATTATGCCATTTCTTCTGATCCGGTTCTATGTACAGATCAACCGGATTTCCTATATTAGAAGTATTTTTATCAATTTCATAGGTTCCGACACTCTCTGAACCTCCGCCCCAATAAGCGAATATGTCGCCGGACAGATTCATGCCGCCAACCAAGGACATTCGAAGGATTATTTCTACATCCCAGCTTTGTTCTGCACCTGCAGAGTCATAAGCGTTAAACGTCGTACTCATTCGCTTGAACACACGGACATTCATACCACCTTCCGACAGACCGGATGCGTTCGGAACATTCTCATACCAATACGTACCGCCATAAAACTCGAACTCAACACCCGGCTGAATACCGGTCTCGCTAGCGAATGAGGCGACCATCTGGCTCTCCATACATTGCTCTTTAGGATATTCTGAGTTCAACATTACCGAAAAACTAGTCCGCTTATGGTCATCAGCCGTATAATAGATGTCTCCCTGAGTACTCCAATTTGCATACTTCCATGTGCCACTGCTACTCAACTTGTATCTTACGCCGCCGTTCTGTTTCCACGTCGCCTCGCTGTTACAGCTATCGTTTGATGATATACCGCTGCCGAAAACAGTGTTCTTATGAAGGTATTTTGTTCCATAAAGAACCTCTTGCGCCGTCACATAGGTATTCAAGGCATGAAATCCGCCCTCGGAGAACGGATAGGAACGGCTCGTATCGGCATTCATCGAGCGGGCACGTTGCATATTTGTCACCTGGCTCATATCTGATACTCGGGGATAGGTCCGACCAACTTGGAACATTGTACACAAATTGTTCTGACCAGCCGATGACTGACAGTTTTTCTCTCCTTCATACAGGTAGAAGAAACTTCTTGGCTTATCGCCTATCGTACATACCGGACTAGGTGACATAGCAGTTGGTGGTAACGCATAATCACTAACATCTATCCCATCCCATACCGTTGGTTTGGCAAAAAGCCCCTTCCACACACGGCCGGACTTTCCTTTCAAACTATCCAATAAGTATACAGTATCATCCCGACCTATTCCGATCGTGTACTTGGTCTCGGTTGTTTCCCACGGACGCAACACACGGACTTCGACACCTTCAGCATTGTAGAGCTTCGCCATGCCATGCTCATTATAGAACGTCTCAGCGTTGAACGTCCCGGCGTCGCAATACTTCTGCTGGTGCGCCTCGTCCAAGTATAACTCAACGTCACATTCAGCGCGCATCTCCTCTGTAATACCGACAGTCGGCGCAAAACTACCGTCCTCAAAACGGAACAGGTTATTACGCATTAGCTTGCCGACCGGGGTTGTCGTCTCTCCGGCATTATCGGTCGTATCAAGCAAATACACGTTCCATTTGTTCAGGAACTCCCAACTGCCAAAGAAACCGGTACATTCCGGAGCAAGGTCATCCTCTGACCAGCTAGCCACGCCGTAATCATTCTGCAAACGCAAATCCGATATGTCTGACTGGAGCCCTTCTATACTCCTGTTCACTTCTTCCAGGTCTCTTGCTTTCGCCAGCAATGACAGGGGAAGACCATAGTTCTTCTTTCCTTTCTCCACCAAGGCAACTTCTTCGCCCGTGACAGTTTCCAACTTGCCAAGTTCACTTATTTTCTTATCCTTCTCCATATTCTTCCAATATTACCTTTCCGCCATCTTCCATTAATACACTGCCCCCATCTTCCAACAGGACATGTGGGGGATGTGATTCTGATTTACCGAACTTACCATTACCGGTGCCGAGCGCATTGAGCGGTGCCGGACCGAGAGCCAGGGCGTTCAGCAAGATATAATTCAGCATCATGACTCCGCCTCCCTGATCGTTCCCATCGTTACCTCAGTCTCGCTCACAATCTTAATGTGCATCGGATAGACACCATGACCGAAAGAATGATCTATAAACTGGCCTGTCCTTTCTAACCAGGGAGGCAAGGCACAAGGGACAAATGTCCCGGTGTCTGAACTCCGCTGTGAGATGTGGAAATAACCTCCTTTCTTTCTCTCCAAATGCAATGAGTAGTCGTTGCTTACCGTCTCTTCCGCTACCCATTCTTTCCCTTGCTGGGAAAAATGTAATTCTCTTTGTGCCATGATTATAAATGTTTGATCCAACTATATTTCTTCCTGCAATACACATAGTCAGCATATCGATCATACTGATATGCCTCTCTTTCAAAAGATATATTGTTGTATGACTTCTTCCCATATATGAATAGCTTTACTATCCACTCTATCAGATACCACAGGTAGAAGAAGATGTAAAGCATCTCTTTCATTTGCTCTGTGTGAATACGCTCATGGTTTAGAGTTCGCTCATATAACGGCTTATACTCTTTCCGGGCAAATACAAAGCCGAACAGATTAATTGCTACGAACGGCTTAAACGGAATTAATTTGTTGTAAATTACTTTCATTGCAGTGTACACATATATAATTCTCTAATTTAATGAGCAAAAAGGACGATTAGAGCATCCTTTTCTTTTTATTGCAGAATCTAATACTGGACCGCTCCAATACATCGCATAACAAAAATGGTAATAGCCCCCTAGGCTTTTTTGTGTTGAACTAATATAAGGGTAGTCTGACTCTGCATAAATTTCAGAACCTCCAATTTTAGCTAAACAAGTACTAACTAGTTCTTTATTTATTGCAGCTAACCACCATTCACCTGAAGCTCCTAAGTAACCTCTCTTACCGTTTGGAAATATATAATTCCTACAATACATAGCCGCTTCTGCGGTAGAATCTTGTTCAATTATTTTATCAGTATATAATTCTCCATCATATACCTCTTTTGCACCGTCAGAGTTTTCTGGAGCAGGTACGCCAGAAATTTGTTTTTCTGCACCATACTTTCGTTTTACATAATCGTCATCCTTACTAATCACAAATCCACCATTAGGATGTTTAGAATCAATAACAGCAATTCCAACAGCTTCGTTATTCCATTTAGAATCCCATAATTCTTCGCTATAAAGCAAATTATCAGTTCTTAGTATATATGCGCCATTTGGAGCTCCCTCTATTGGTATGCCAACAGGCCTATTTTGATACACCAAATCAAGGCCCAAATATATCTTGGACACTTCATTATTTCCAAGATACACCTTTTTTATTCCTGAATTTCCTAGATGTAATCCCATGTCTTTACTCTACGATTAAATATAAAGTTGAACTTTTTTTAGTGGAAAGCCCGTCATATTCTGATTGCGTGAGCTTTTTAATTGTTGTAACTTCATCAGAAGAAACTAAATCCTTTGCTTTGTAAAAAGTAGCTATATGCTTACCGGTCGCATTTGCAGTTTTAGAAATTTTTATTGTAAAAAGTTGATTCGTAACTCCTTCGCCGATATTACTATCCGCATTAATTATAGCATTTACATCTCCAACCAAAATATTCACAAAGCACTCTGATGCTTTTTGGTACTCTTCCTTATCTAAATCAGATCCAGAAGCGGATCCTATAAATAAATTTGAAGTACCAAAAAAGATTCCACACATCGCATTTATACGCAATATTTTTCCGTTAATTAATTCTTTATGAATTGTATCGTATTGTTCTTGTGTTAACTCAACGGTAGAATTATGCTCAGGAAAATAATTTGCTATAAACTCAATATCAATAAATGGACTTTCTGGATTAACTGGTGAAAGATTAATCTTAGCTTTAAAGTCTTCAAATTCGCTCTGTCTTACATACCCGTCATACTTCAGCTTAGCGTTCTTTGGAGCTAATACAGGGGTTTCCGTGCCCTTTCTAAATACTAACTCAAGGCTATTTAAAGTCGTATTAATGAATGAATCAGAATTAAGTTCTTCTAATGTTTTTCTCAAAGAATCGATAAAAACAGGAGATTCATTCATTACAAGAAATCCATTAGATTTCTCAGAACAAACAAATATATTGCTATAATCACGACCCATAAAAATTAAGAAGTTCTCTGTGTCTCCTTCAAATACTGGTTCATTTTCAGTAACTCCTGTTAGAGTAGAAATAGAATTATCGTATCCTATAAAAGAACCTGTACCTCCTATCAAACTGTTATAATCTGATACAACCGTTCTTTGTATTGTTAATTTTGAACCGTTTGTTTTAACAGTATTGTCTTCAATTGTGATTGAAGATCCAAAATACATATTTTTATCCTTAAGAATATTTTTAACCAATTCTGGTGCGTAGCTAAATAAATACATTCCAATACCTGCCTCTAAAATCGCGGCTGTTGTATTTACTGATATTGAGCCGGATAATACTATTTTCCCTTGTATATAGTTATTTGCATGCAAGCCCATTAAAGCTTCTGATTCTCCAACTGTAAAGAAGCCTAAGCCTAATGAGGAATTTCCTGATGTTGTAACATTTAATGTTTTCTTTATTGTTATATTTACTAAATTAAAGTCATGAAAATAGCAGAAACCTGGCGTATTGGCTATTCCATATCTATTCCCCTCACAACCATTTCCTGTTTCTTTATCGTCGATAATAAAATTTGATATAGTTGCGCCGCATCCATCTACATCGCATAAACCGGTTTTGCTTTGCTCTAAGTATGAAACTGGTAAATTATTAAAATCTAACGACTTGACTAACTTTATAAAATAAAGTAGCCCAGTTGGATTATCCACGCCTTCGGTGCTAACCAACGTATCAGAATTATTCCAAAAATAAATCCAATCCGCACAACTTTGAATCAAATACGGATCATCTTTCGTACCTGCTCCCTGTAAACTTTCAGATATTGTGGAACCATCCCATACATCAGTTCCAAACTCTGTATATTCATAGGTAGAATTATGCGTATGAGATTCGATATTACCAGTAAAGACATTCTCTATTGATTCTTTTGTTAAAGTTATTGCAGTTGAACCAATAATCTCCCACTTGCCTTCAACCCAAATGTATTCGTCATGTACATCGTTTTCGCTGCCATCCTTCTTAACAAGATAAATAGTATTCGACTTGCCGCTTGCAGGTAAGGAGTCAACAACCTCGAAGCTAATAGAGCTCATCTGTCCAAGTAGAGAATTTATTTCTTCTCTTGAATATGTCTCAGCTTTTAGATAATAGTTAACAAGGTTATTTACAGCGTTTGTAATGAACTGGCTAGTATCAGGTGCTTCATACAAAACAAATGTACCACTCGCTGAGTTTGGTGCGCTTGGTCTGAATAAATATGTCTTACCGGCTTCCAATCCTGTTTCTGTGGCATACACATTACCACTACCTTCTCCATTTTGACCGGGTTCTCCTTTAGGGATCGAAATATCCATTATATACTTCGGATTCCCTTCGGGTGTTTCTCCGTTTGGGGTTAATTCGACAGAAGCTTCTGAGCTTGGCAGACCCGTTGTCACTGATCCCACTTCAAATACTGGAGGTTCACCCTTATCTCCTTTTTGTACTGTAAGATTCAGAATATATTTCGGATTACCATTTTCATCCTCTCCATCTGACGCAAAACTTCCAGATGGTGTACTGCCGGACTGTGCATTGACTTTTGCTAAAATAGGTTTTTTGGTCAGTTCTGCTTTGTCCGCCTCACTTAAATCTGAATACTTCAGCTTGATATCATCCATTGATACCAATGTCTTATACGCAGTATCCTCTTCTGATTCGTATTTCCACTCAATACCTGATTCGCCTTTGCGTAAGACCACTTTTTCTCCGGCATCACCTTTGTCACCCTTTAACAAGGCTATATCAATAAGCGTATTCCATTCCGATTCTCCAACATACCTCCATTGGATAGCCGTAGAAGAAGCTGACAATTCCACTGTTTTCCCGTCTATACCTTTCAATACAGAAAGGGCCACACGAACCAACTTCATTGTTGATCCGCTTTGGAATATTCCAGGAAGGGATGTCAAGTTCGACAAAGAACTAACCTCTTCATACTGGCTTAATTCTTTTGATTCAGCAGCAAGAATCTTTTTCGTTTCCGCCGCTATCTTTTGTAAATCTTCCGGTGTGATAGTCGTACCGTCCGATAATATAATGTCTCCTGCTGCCATGATTCGTTTAATTTACATTTAATTCATCCATAATCTGTTTTGCGTCACTCAGGAACGTAGTGAGGACACGGACTATATCCTCGTCTGATACGGAAGAGGATATACTTGTATTAATCTCCCCATCGGATGTACGGCTGAGATTTCCTAACTTCTTATCACCTTTCTTTAGCGAGGCATAAACATTACTAAGATTCTCTCCTGTATTTTGAGAAATGTTATAACTAAGCTCCATGTCGCCAACTTCACTCTTATATGAGGTGCGTGTAATACTTGATAATTTTGTAGCCATATTATTCCTCTCCATTATTTAAAAGTTCTCTAACTTGACCGTATGCGCCTGGTACAAGGCTGGCACAAGCAGCAGAAAGAATAAGTTTTCTTTCATCCTTATCAAATTCCATTTCGTCCTCTTTTTCATTTATAAGGCGGTTACACAGTTTATAAGCTGCGAATTTTTCATCCGCACTGTTACCAGTTCCCTCTCCGGAAAATAAAGCCTTAGCGATTGTTACTTTAATTGTATCGCCTTTAGAAACTTCATCACCTGACACATTTTTAAACTTCTGATTCAAATTCACTTTCATAACTTCCAACTTTTTATGTTTAACCATTTGATATTTTCAATGTCGTTCCATCGCGCCAAACAGCCCCTTTTACATGAGGATCTGTTGTCCCAATATCTCCAAGCCTAAGTGCCCCTCCAGTAAAACTTGCAAAAGGAGTTTGGCTTGTACCTTCATAAAATAAAAGTCCACCTCCTTGTAATGAAGTTCGCCTAACAACTGCTCCAGTACTAGGATTTCTTAAATAAAGATTGATTTCTGGGTATGGTTGATATTCTGTATTTGAGTTAAATAAAATCTCTCCAGCTAAATAATTAGATGAATTTGTAAATTTTAGACTTCTACTGGATGGGTCAATAATTATACGGTTCCCATTACTGGTACTTTGTATCTTCCCCGTAAAAGTAGCATCCCCGGCAGTAGTCCAACTAATGTTCTTTCCGGCCAAAAAACCAGATCCATCATGACGCAAAACCAACTTAGCTGTGTTACTGACTGCTTGAGAATAGGTTCCACCCGCCCAAAATGCCACATTATCACCTCGGTTTGGAGACATGCCTGCCTGGCAGGTAAAGTTTGAAGTGCTACTGCCGGTACCTGTCTCTATACGACGGTTCAACATCATACGGGTTGAATCAAATTTATAGAAAGCACCTTCAACGTCTTCAATCTTCTCGTTAACCTGAATCTGGAAGTAATCCAAGGCTTGTTCTACTTCTGTCATAGATGCCAGTCCTTCCACTTTCGCCTGAATCATTTGGGAGGTCTGTGTTATGGTAGTATAATTCTGTAACTCTCCATCCACATAGGTTCCAACTTCCGTCTGTATCTTGGTTGATGTCCATTGCTGTGTTGCATAATCACGACGCACAAGATTTTCAAATTCATCGTACTCATCATGGAATGCATTCAGTTCAGCTATGTCTGCTTTGAGGGAAAGAGATGTTTGAAATTTCTGTTCCAACTTTCCTGTTTCTGAATCAAACTCTTCCTTTGTAACCCTTTGACTAATCTGTTCAGCCGTTACTTTGAACTCAGCATCGTATTTAGTATAAATCTTGCCAGTTTCCGAATCAACATATTCTTTTTTGGCCGTCAACTTTATCTCTTCCGCATTCTGCGTAATTTGCGTCTGTAATCTTATCTCTGCATCCGCCAACGCATCATTGAACAACGACACTCCATAGATAAGGATCTCTCCTGTAAAGGCGATCTTGAAATCTCCAGTTTCGTTCCATTTACCGACATGGCCCATCTTTACATAGTCTTCCGTCGGTGAAAGCGATTCATTCACATACAAGTCGCTTCCTTCGATACCGGCAGTAAGTGTTCCCGATGTAAGAACCTTATAGTAGAAGGAGAACGAGTAAGTATATTCGCCCTCTTCCGTTTCTTCATGTACCGGTATATCCATGACCTCATTTTTCTGGATAACGTTCGATCTCCGTATGCGGAGCACGTTCCGGTTTCCGTCCTGATAAATGTCAGCTATCGCATCCTTTTCAGCCATGAACTCTCCGTTGGCTATCAGGAACGCGCCGGAGAAAGCTAAGAAATGAACTGTGCCTCCTGCCTCCCAATAGTTCATGTTCTGGCTGAAAGTAGAATTGACAAGGATATTTCCGGATTCCAACGACATGTCATTACGAATCTCCCCGATAGTGGATTCCAGCTTGCCATTTAGGACAGAAAATTCCTGTTCTACCGTATTACCATTATTGAGTATATAGGTCGAGTTCTCAATGAAAGCTCCATTCGCATAAATACCCCAAATATCTGTTAGATCTATTCCAGATTTTGTACGTATCGCTGTAAGATTTCCAATTCGAACTTTTGTGGCATTCTCCGGATCAGTTTTCATGCCATATACAACATCAATATACGGCGCACCTATTTCGTCTATGGTGGTAATCTTAACAACACCTTTTCTTGTTGAGTCCGTAACACTATCAACGCGTGTCAAGACATCACCTTCAGCAATATCTTCCAGGTCTCCTACGAAATTGGAGAATGTGATCCAGTCCAAACGTTTTTCTCCATCCGTAAGGCTTCCGACACCGGCATCTGTTACTCGCAGCTCATACTGTTTGATAACATTGTAATTGTTTCCGGCCGATGGCAGTCCGCCGAAACGCTGTACCATCAAGATGTCGCCAGAACGAAACGGATTATAAATCACACCTTCGTCCGTATCAAGATAGATTCGTTTCGATGCCTTATCGTAATGGTCCACCTTCATCATGCCGGCAAAGATCACATTGTCATTCTCGCCGCGAAGTTGAGATATGATCATTTCGAACACGCGAAGTTTTCCCCTTACTATAATATCGTCTATCTCCAGCCTGTATTTTGTTTCTGCAACTTCTGCTGCATTGATACGCTTGTATGGCGACAAATCCCAGCCAAAACCGTTTGGAAACCCTGAAACAAATGTATCTGAACCTATACGGTTCTTTACAAATATATCTGAACGTACACGCAAAGATTCCAGCTCTGCCGCCCCAGTTTCTTCTATCTCCCAGCCTTTTCCTTCCCAGCCTTCCAAATAAACTGAAGAACCGATCTTTTTGTCAAAAAGGATTATACCGTGGGCTGTATCATTTATATCCTTACGTAAGAACATGTCGTTCACATCAACCTTCAACTTGTTGATCTCATATAAGGTACGTAGGGCAGAGAATACATTTTCATCACTTGCAGCCGTCGGATCGTCTTTCTTAATAACATAAAAACCTGATCCGCCACCTCCTTGATTCACATACGTGTTACCTTCTAGTTGGATACTGTCTATCTTTTGCTCCAATTCTCCCAAACGGGAATAAGCGGCAGTCTCACCAATCGTATAAGAAGGGCTGTCATACGGGTAATCCAGTTTCTTTTCAAAACCTATGACACGTGTGACACGTCCATCTTTAAAATAGGCAGGGTTCTTTAAGTTGACCTTTTGACCGGCTTTCAGGTCCAATGACTTTTCCGGATTCAGTGTTCCGTTGTTTTCGTCATAGCCCGAAGCTAGATAGGAATTTATTACGCAGTTGTAAGTAGATGGGTCTGACACCATCTTATCCTTTAGTGTAAGTCCCTTTTCCAAAAGCTCCTGTTCGGCCTTCGGTATCAGGGCATCGCTTACATACTTCGTATCAAAATTTAGTAAGGAATATTGGTTACCGACTCCAGGTATAAGGGGTTCTTTAGGTAACCATTGCCCATAATTCTGATTTCTGACAATTTCAAACACCTGTGAATCCGGATTCTCTTCCGGTAATTCATCAGGATTAAAACTTAGCTCAAATTCCATACCGGCAAGCGGGCCTGTCTGGAATTGAAGCTTCAAGGTCTCACCCGGTATAATATACTCCTTGGAAAACGTAAAACTTTCATCCGTGAACTGATATGCAATAAAGGTTTCTGATTCCTCTCCCTCACCCGTTGTACGTTCAACCGTCTGAACAGAAGAGATCGTGCCTATAAGTTTAGGATACACTTCTTCCAGAACGACAACCGATTCAATAACCTGTTCTTCCTTCAGACCTTCTACCACATCAATGTAAGGCGTACCTTCCGGCAGCATAAGCCGCTTTTGCACTACCTCCTCCACTACTGTTCCGCTTTCACCTTGACGATAATCAGAAGGTATATTCCGGGTTGAACCGAAAACATACAAGCGTGTCGCATAAATATCCTGACTCTGGCTACGGCTCATCGAATATATCTCTTTGCCTATCTCCAAATCTACAGGATCACCATATTCCAGTCTCCCCAAATAAATCTTATCACCATCAACCCACCATTCACAGTCCCAGGCTTCAGCAATTTTCGTCAAAGCATCAATTATGTTCGTATTTTCATACTGTACGAATTTGGCTTCTCCATTGACAGTACTATCAACGACTGCTTGATACTCTTTTCCATTGTAGGTAAATCCCAATGAACGAAGATTTGAAACGACTATACCCAAGTGGGCTTCTGGGGCACGTGTCAAGCTCCAAGATGCCTCCTTGTTTCCTTGACGATCATAAAAAAGAATATGGTTCTTCCATCTGTAATAATGAGATTCAAGTTTCAATTCATAGTCATATCCGGAAGTAGATGTATTGAATACAGGATATACCGGTTCTGTTACATAGAAACACCCTTCTTCTGTCTCCACATAATCTCCTATGTCAAAATAAACAGGATCTTCCTCTGAAAATTTCAACAGGATATAATCTTCCTTCATCAATTCAAAACGATGAACTGACCCTTCTAATTCAAGAACCTGTAACTTTAACTTTCCGGATATGTCTTTGATGTCAATCATTATAATAATACCTCAACCTTTTATTAAAATATAGGTCAAGATATTATTATCCACTTCTATTCTCTATTATCAGGATTGGGTTCAGAAAGTTTCAATGTAAATACTGCTCTCCCATTACTATACTCTGTGAACTGGGTACAAGACAAATAAATCATATTATAATAAACATCAGGTTGGAATTTAGTATTGATACGTAATTTTCCCTTAGCCAATTCTGCACAAAAGCTGTCATATTTTGAAAAGAAATCATCCAAAGAATTAGCTTTCAAAGAAAATTTAATTGAAATCTCCCGTTCATCCTTTTTCGGATTTGTTATAACTACTCGTTTTCCACTCTCTAATCGACTTTTATTCTCGATGAAGTCCTTATTGGGAGCTGGAGTCATTAACGCAGATAGAGCTGTTGAATCAAGCACTATTCCCCACGATCCGAATGCATCTTTTCCATTAATTGTACACCATCCAATCATACCAAGACCTCCGCTGTTCCATCATTATTAAGATCATAACTTCCACCCATATTTTCTATTCTTATAACTGCATATTTGCCGACATTTATTACCGCCTTGGCTCCATGCATCAAGATAATCTTATAAACCTTATCTGTACCAGAGAAAAAAAGGCTCGATTCTGAACTTCCTATCAAAGCGATATCCTCATTACTAATTACAACATCCTCATCAACATATACATTATATGGACGTACATAGGACTTCATATTCCTAAACATATCTATTGACGGATAATTATTTTTTCCGCAAAACTCCCGACCTTGCGGCGTAAAAAACAGCCAACAAAGACTTTTCCAATCGGTAGCCTTACTGGAACCACTACAAGCCCCTAATCTCACCGCCTTACGTAAAATACTATCAACCGTTTCCATATTATAAATTCTTAGAATGTTCTTCTATTTTCACTAAAAGTTTCTCAATTGATACCAGAGTCTTTGTATATTTAGCTATATTCTCCAAATGCAAGTTTGATATAATAGTCAAATTAACAAGACCATCAATATTTTCAACGCATTCTCTATTAGAATCAACCAACATTTTGGAGAATTGAGAAATCTGTATCAACTGTTCCTTACTTTCTTCTCCGGTAACCTGTAGTGCCGTAAACCTACCACTTAACTCACCAGCATCCTCATGTGTCATTTCAGAACCAAATCCGCGACTTGATGCCGATTGTTGAGATGACGATCCTTCCTCCTCATTTTTAAATAAATCACTGGCCCAATCAAATTGTTTATCAAGTTCTTCCTGAAGCTTATCTGCCATATTATAGATATAGTCCTGTTCCCAGCCTGTAAGGACATTATCGGTATAGAACTCTTGTAATTTTTTACGTATTTGTTCCATTTGACCAGATGCTTTAATTGCTGACTTTATAGATTCCGTGACCATCTGCTGCATCATCTGCCTCACAACATCCCTTGCGGACTTAGAAGCATCTGTCCCATTTGCCCACGCATCGGCTAAAGAGGATGAAAAATTTTCGATAGCCGACTGCACATCCTCTCCAAAAATAGCATCGACAGCAGATTGCTTATTATCCTCAATCGTTTGATTGATATCCTCAATCTGGTTCTGCCATTCCTTTATTCGGTCATCATCCGTTTTCTTCTTACTCTGCTCTTCCTTGATCTGATTCTGGATAAGAAGCTTCTGTTGCTCTAACAATTTATTTTGCTGCTCAATCAAATTTGATGCATCCTTAGAATAGGCCTTCTCTATTGATCGGCCAAGATTGTCATAAGAACGATCAAGCGTATCTATCTGGTCTTGCAATCGCTCTATCCTCTTCTCATTTTTCGATCATGTATTTTAGCGATAGAGGACGCCAAAGAAGTAACCAATCCTATAGCGGCACCGGCAGCGGTACCAATACCGCCAAGGCCTAATGAAGCAGCAGCAGAAGCCCCTTGCATAGCTGAGTTTACCGAATCCATCGCGACATTAAATCCGTCTGCTATGCCTCCAAAAACGCCACCAAACGAATCCCCTAACTTACTGAACGTATCGGAAAGGAAATTGACTGATCCCATCACCTCATTAACTCCGCTATTGATCAGACTAAAAGCCTCCTCCATCTTCTTAGCGTCACTACCCGCCGCGAAGAAACGATCAATGCCTGTCACTACCTTATCCATAGAAGGTCTCAGCTCGTCAGATTCACGTTGAATATCAGAAAGGGCATCCGATATGTCCTTCAGTTTCTCCGGTGATTGGCTCCAGAGGTCAAACTGCTCTTTCGTAATACCTAATTCAGCTCCCTTTGACTCACTCCAAGATCCGGACTGTAGGAATCCCAAGGCTTCAGCCCCCCGTTCCGACAAGTCCTGCAATTCTTTAAGGGTCTTTTCCTTCATGTTAGAGAATAGCCGCGTAATGGCGTTTGTCGTTTTGTTAGCCTCCGTTTGCAAGTCGGCCACCTGTTTTTTATATTCCTCATCCAACAAAAGCCGCTCTCCCTCGGTCGTAGCCTTACCACGCTTATCCTCATAATCATGCTTGATAGCAAGCAACTTTTCCTGGAAATTACCATACGCTTTCAGGTAATCATTCATGGCTTTGTTCTCAGCCTCCAATTCCTCCTTATCAACGGAAGTAGTCCCTTTCTCTTTTTTTACCCATGAGTTAACCAGCGCTGTCCTGATCTCGATCGTTTGTTCCCGCGTCAAATTACCATTTTGGGCATCTTTCCATTCTTTTTCCTTGGCCAATATCGCGGCGATCTCATTATCATAGTTTAGATTAATCTGAGCTATTTTTTTCGCAGATCCTTCCTGCATTAAATCAATTTCGTCTTGTTGGTTTTGGCGACGAAGTGCCAAAAGTTCCTTTTGGAGCCTTTTCTGTTTCTCAAGTTCTTTATTATCTATTGTTTTTGAATATGTCGGTTCCTTCTGTTTCGATTGACTATTAGCTAGTGCCTCAGCTTTTGTACGATCTTTCAGCCCTTGTACAACTATCTCCACAGCCTTATCATACTCAACCTTCAATTGCTCATTACGTTTCCTCAATTTACGCAATTCCAAAGCCTCTGAAAGACTAGTATCAATCCAACTTTTATTATCTAACTGAGAAATCCGTTTGCTATTCTCACTCATTTCCTTCTCTATGGAGTTCACGGTAGCTCTCTGTTGCGCCATAGCACGGTCGTCCAGAGATTTAGATAACATCTTATTAACTTCAACCATGTCCATTAAAAGGAATTTTTGTAAAGACAGATTTTTCAACTCATCAGGATAAAGTTCCTGTAGCTTTTTATAAGCTTCGACTTTTTGTAAAGTTGATTTATTCTCATCTTTCAATATGCTTAACATTTCTTCCGTCTGAGTTCTCATATTATCAGACCATTCTTTCATTTCCGCAACTCTCTTATTATGCTCGGCCAAAGCTTTCTCCGAAGCTGTAGCCTGTGTCGCAAGTTTGAATATGGCAAATCCCAAGGCTGTAACACCAGCAACAGCTAATACATACGGATTTGTAAGAGCAGCCTTTCCTGCCGCCAACATAGCTGCTGCTTGTTTTCTTAAAGCACCTGTAAGTAACGCCGTAGCAGTCGTATGTTGAATTGTGGCCAATCTACTTAAAGCAGAAGTTTTCACATACGAAGTTTGAGCAACTTGGACTAATAGAATAGCTGTTTTATAAGAAAGAAACGCTCCCACAGCATTCTTAACTAACGATTCAAGATTCGATATAGCTCCCTCTATATCATTATTCTCAAATGCATCATTAAAAGCCTTAGCTACATCAGACACTTCTTTTAGGATATTTTCTCCCAAAGGACGTAAATAGGCTTGTATATTATTTGCCAGTAATATAAGCTGATTACTTGCCTCATCCTTCATCTTCTCAAAGGCCGCTTCCGTCGCCCCCAACGAATCCCGGAGTTCCTCCAAATCAGAAGCAGCAGATCTGGCATTCTTGCCTGTCAAGGCTAAAGCAGCGGCCAACCCCTCATCCGTTCCAAGCATCTCTTTCATTTTCGATGCCGAACCATCCGCCTTATCATTTATCAATTGTAAGGCTTCTTGGAATGTACGACCCTGGAAAGCGGCATCGCCAAGCTCATTAGCGGTACCTTGGATGGCTGCACGTATCTTCGTCATTGCCTCAGCGGTTGGAGTTCCTTGTTTAGTTAAAGATGCGACTGCCGCTAGTACCTCGTCTATCCCAATACCATAGGCCGCTGCTATTGGAGCAACTTGCGCAATTGAAGAACCAAGCTCCCCGAAGGTAGTCTTACCCAAGCGAACGGTCGTAAATAATTGGTCCGAGACAGAAGATGCTTTATCTGCTGACAAATTATAAGCATTCAGAATTGTCGTAATGGCGTCCGCTGCCGTAGCCGTTTCCGTTAATCCACCAATAGCAGACTTCGCTGCAACCTCCAGGATTTTCATCCCGTCCGCCCCGTCATGACCCGCCGATACAATTTCATATAAGGCTTTGGCCGCCTCCGGAGCCTTAATAGGGATCTCTTGCGTAATAGACATGACCCGATTCATAAACCCAGTCATATCATCAGATACTTGAGTAGATATAGTTGCAACCTCCAACATATTCTTTCGAAACTCTTGTTCAAATTCATAAGAACTCTTTGCAGCCTGTGCAAACGCAGTTGCAGCACTAATCCCAATACCACTGAATATATCAAAAGACGTTACTTCATTAGCTAAAGCTTTAATAATCCCCATAGCTTCACGCTTACCTTCATATAACCCTGTATTATCTATTCCAGTAGCCATATATAGGGCATTATTATAATTCTTTACTCCCATATTTTTATTATAAAATATAAAGCCCTGACTTGCTTCACAGCATATCAAGGCTAAAATCTAAAACTATGACAAACACAATACGATAATATATATCAAATACTATTCACTTTCCTAACTCGTTTTAATTTACCTGTGACAAAATCTGTAATTTCTATCCACTCACCTTCTTCCTCTTCCGTTTCTGATTCACATCCCTTTAATACAGAATTACGCTTGCTAATGACATATCCATGTTCTTGAAGCATTCCTGTAATAATAGCAAAACTACTATCAAGAACCTGTTCATGTGTATAACCAAAAGCATCATTGCAAGTCACAAGGAACATGAAGCTACTTCTTGGTCCTTCATCCAAGTCTTGCTGTTTCTTTGAAGGGCTATTATCTCCTCTTCGCTTATTGGGCTCACAGCTCTCATAGCTGTGATAGTATTTAAAAAAGGGTTACAACCAATCCTAAACAAAATAGCATTCAATAATATGTACATATCCTGCCACGTACAGTTGTCCCTCAATACATCCCGGAACCAATTGGGCATATTACCTTTTTTATTATATAATCCAAGGCAGATTATATCAAAAATTGTCTCATCATACTTAGCCATTATATCGGCTATTTCCTTATCAAAATGAACATCTTCCTTTGCTACTAATTTATCCAAATCATCATTATCAAAACATAGAAGCAAAGGTTTTATCCTAAACCATGTCCTAACGGTAATCGGAGTCACCACAATACAATCACCTACTTTTTTCCCTTCTGGAATAGAATCTTTTTTGGAGAAATCAAACGGTATCAAGACAGGTTGATCCGTTACAGCATCACTCTCCATACTTAAAATGTTCTTTACACTCATATTTTCTATTAAAATATAAGAGCCTCAGTAAAAACCGAAGCTCTTATAAATTTATAGTTAAGGCTCAGACGTAACAGCTTTAACCTCCCTTGAATAAGGAGATCCCGCTTTCCCTGCGGAAGAAACAGGAGTCAATTTAGTACAACGCACCAACAACTGATCCGTCTGTTCCGCTCCAGGTGCACGTCCAATCTTACCGAATACCTTACACAAAGCAAAGATATATTCAGTCTGTTTTCCTTTATAGGGTAAAGTCACCAACTTGATCGATTTTCGGATGATCGGCATCTCGACCGGAGCCTCCCACTTATCTCCAGAGGCCTGACCTCCCATGAAAACTTTCAATTCCGAGGCCATTGGTGACGGAATGCCAAAATCAAAACTGTCGGCATCACCCAATTTATCGAATGATTCCCAAGGATCATTCATGCCTTCAGCGAAAAAATTCACTGTCGTCGGGTCATTGAAATTAAACACGACCGTCCCCTGCTCAATAATCGGGCACTGGGTAAACTCAGTACCAGCGATTCCATCACCCGGTTCAGCATATCCCAAATAGGAAATACCTACCGCCAAACTTCTAGTTTCTGCCATTTTCTAATCCAATTCTGTTACTACTTCCAATCTTATATTCGTACAATCGAAGCCTTCTTTAGCTTCGCCCATAGGTTCAGACCATACGATCCGAGATTCCCAATACATTCCATAAGGGTGCAGAATCTTGCGAAGCGCCCTTTTCACCTTCCGGACTACATCCATCATATCCTGACGGTTCATCATTCCACTCCTGTTTATCTTTGGAATGAAAACATTCACGTTAACATTAGCCTTATTAACGTAATCCTTCTCATTGACAATTAACGGACGGACCGTGATATGGGCACGTCGCTCTCCAGTCTCCGAACCCTCCTTGTATAGGATCAGGCCCGTATTGGCGGCCTTTACCGCCTCAAAAACAATGTCGACTATATCAAACTCATCAGCCATATCAATATCCCTTTTCTGTTAGCTTGTCAAACAAGACCTTACTCTGCTTTTTTATCCAATCCTCCGTGATTTCAGTAGAGGAAGTGATCACATCCAAACTAGCTATACTCTCCACACATGCAGCATAGGACATGGCCGCTACCCCAATCAAAACCCATCCATTATTAAAACTCGAAGCCAACTGGGATGTCAACTTTCTAGCTTCAGACTGACCTGTTCTTCTATCTGTCCCCTTATCTGATAACCCATAGTTCTCAGCAAGTACATGTCCATCCTTAACAATCACATATCCAATAGAGCTTCTAAGATTTCCGGTATGATCCTGATAGTTACCGTTCTTTCTAGCTAATCGGACAAACTCCTCTCCCGCCCGCTGCAATAAATTATAGATACGTTCTTCTGCCTTGTCAACACAATAATCGAAAAAACGATCTACATCCTTTTCTGTCCACATTGGTGTAAGTCCTGCTTTTCTCGTCATATCACACGTATATCACTGAATGCGTTTGAAATTTCTCCCAGCAAATGATTGGGACATCGACAGCTTCTGAATCAATACGAAGGTGAGAAGCACCCTCGATCGGATCCTCTCTCGTAGAAAATTCACCATGAACAATAAATTCCCGCCCATCCGCGTTCACTTTAACCTGGTTCCCGCTGTTAGAAGAGAAATACAAGCCACGGATAATCCTCTCCGATGGCTCTCCTTTTACCCACTCCCCATTTTCCAGGAAACCGGACTCCACCGTGATAACAGCCGTATGTGGATGTCTTCTCACCATCTGTTCCCAACCTTTCCTTTTGGTATCTCTATCTTGTTCCCAACCAGTTCGGCCTTCTCGGGCTCACCTCCCTCACGATACAACCTTCTCGCCATAGCGTCGTACCAGGAACGCGGATAAGAAATTGACAACTTATTCTCCGTGAAGTCCGGTAACCCACCGACCATAGCGTACAGGTCGGCGGCCACCAGCTTTTGCGTATCACTACTAACATCGCCCCCTATCTCCGAGCCTTCCAAACCACGGGACGGCAAAACGACGTTATCCAAGAAATCCTCACAATCCGAAAGGCCCGGATAAGACAATATGATCTCCCGAATCGTTGCCATACTCATCACTCCCCGTTTTCCGTGTCAATAGCCGTATGATCCTCCGGATCCACATTCTCTCCCAAGAAAGAGGCCGGTACGTTATCCGTACCTTCGGTATCCTCATCCTCCGGCCATTCAGCGCCATCCACTTTCATGATGTACATCGCATCCGGATCATTAACGACCGGGATAGCGTTCGCTTCGGCCTTCGTCCATTCCTTATAAGGCTCAAGCTCGGACCACTTCGTGATAAGTATCCAGTCCTGTTTAACCATCAAGGCGATCTTGCGCAAAGCCTCAGACGACTCAGCGGCGATCGGGCCATGCTGGATGTCTCCGACCTTCAAGTCCTCAAGGAAACAAACTCGTTTCCGTTGCCATGGGTTGATCGTCTTACGCTGGTGAGAGGCATTTTCGATCCGGACTGCGGGATTCACGGTCACGATCTGCACCGGGATTTCCTGCTCAGCCAAATACTCATTAATCAACTTTTTCGTGACTACCAACTTGGTTGTAGAATTAACCCAAGCCTTTAACGTATCGAAGGTTGATTTTTGCTTTTTGAGCAACGAGAAATCGGCCACGTGCATCACAACATAACGAATCGTCACACCCTCGTTTGAAGCCGCCACAACCGCATCCTCAATATCCTGTAAACCGTTTGCGGAAGATGCTGTTCCCCAATCAACTGTCGATTTCAGCTTGTTCTTCTTAGGCATACCACAACCAACAAACTCCGCAGTCACGACGCCATTATTATTTTTTGCCGACAAATGAAAACCGGCACGGCTCATCATCTGCATACACCACCATTCAAATCGGCCACGAACCGAGTTATATACGAAATCCTGGTCCTTGAAAGCGAGATTCAACAAGGCCAACTGGTCCGCATCTCCTTGCGCGTCACGCTCCAACTGCTTGTACTCATTATAGTCGCTCTCATTCATTCCCCTTTTAACTGCTGTCTTGGGAATATCACCAGAAATTTTACTTACAACCTCCCGGGTTTTCTGAGGAGCGGAAGCGTCAAAGCTGATCACGTCAGCGATAACAGGAGCGCCCTTCTCACCAGCCAGTGTCTCCCACTTCAATGATGTCTTTTTCTTAACACCGAAGAAATTAGGGAAATAGACCGGTTTCACATGACGGGTATTCAAGCGCGCCGCCATGTTTTTCTTGTTTACTTGCTTAATCAAACTTCTTTCCATATATCAATCAAATTTCATGATCATACAAATCTGATAAAAGGCATTTTGGCCTTCAATCCCGCGTCAATCGGGAACGGCATACAGGCCTCATTAACCGTTCCCCGCACCAAAAGTCCGGCGGTCTGGTTCGCAACGGTCAGATCCACCTTGCTCATGGTCACGACCAACTCACCATCAAAAGGCAACTTGACCGACGATGCCGATTGCTTGTCCTTCGCCTGCACCAGTACTTGTCCCTTGGTAGCCGAACCAATAGTAGCCTCTACCGTAATCACGTCATAATCGGAGTTACTCTTGTCGATAGCTGTAATCTTGTCGGAAGCACCAGACAACGAACCTCCAATAGTCACAAAATCGCCAACACCAAACAGATGATTCTTTGCCACCTTATAAGTCGTTTCGCTCCCGGCGTCCGAAGCCAAAGCCGTTTTCAACACATGATACAATCCCGTCTCACCGTCCTTGACAACTACGACAATAGGAGGTAACTCATCCAAAGCCTTCCCATTGAACAGGGCATTCGCCAATCCCTTACGATCAATGGTACCACCACCAACAACGTCCTCGATAACCTTCTCGATACCTGGAGCGTACTGAAATTCCCTCTCTGTTTTCCTGTACATACCTTATGATTTTTACTGATTATTCAATCCCCAAGTTCACAACACCCGGGGCCTCATTATTCACACTCACGTCGCCATTCATCAGCTTGACCCAGTCCGCCTCTGATCGTTCCGGAATTTGCACGGGGCCTGGAGAGTAATCGCCTCGAGCTACCGCATCATTAATCGCCTTTTGTTGAATACCTACATATTCATCAGACAATTTCTTTACCTGCTCTTCGATAGAGACTTCTGAGGCGATATCTACACGTGAAATCCAATCATCAGGCAATCCGGATTCTTTCAACAACTTGCGGGCTGATTCTTTTTTAGCGTCATCCGCCGACGTCGTGATTGATTTCTTCATCTCACCCATCGCCTCGTCAAAACTCTTCTTCATCCCGTCCAAGTAAGCCTTCAACTCCGGGCTGATTCCCTTCAGCAGATCCTCATCTTTTGGATCATTTCCCTTATTTGGATCCTTGACCGGTTTTCCATCCTTCAATCCATACTTTTCCTCATAAGCGGTGACCGCGGCAGCTTCCGCGGATGTTTTCGCCTCATTTTCAGCCTCCTGGATGGCTGGAAGAATATTTTCCTTGAATAGGTCAACACTGACCTCCAAACCTTCCGCCTTATCAATCTTGAATGTTTTCTGGATACGTTCCGCATACTTTTCCGGCACGCCTTTTGTCTTACATGCCGCTTTAATCAAATCTAAAATTGTCATAACCGTTTTCTGTTTAAAATATAAAGACGGTTATTTCTATCCATAAAAAAGGTCTACCGAAGATTCGATAGACCTTTTTCTAGTTGTAAAACTTAAAACAACCTTACAACATTAAGTTTAAAAAAATGAACGATTATAATATGTCCTAACGGTCTTACAATAAAGATTATTGATTAAAAAGACATCATTTTGTTTTAAAACTTAATACAAATCATAATTTTTGATCCTATAAAAACTTTTTAATTAGCTTTTATAAAGTATCTATACCTGAAATAATATCATAGGCATAGTGTACAATTTCTTCTTTTAAATTTATTTTTTGAGATTTAGTTGCTCCTGAAACAACAAAATCATCACCTATACCAATTATTTCCAAATCTTCGAAAGATATACCTCGCCATTCTCGTTTTTTCGTTTCTATTAATGCATTTATTATCGGATATTCCCCAGGTTCACAATCCCAATCAGGTGTAATATCTACATTGACAACAAGTTTATCAACTTCTTCTCTTGTAGGGGCTATCACAATCACATCTTCTTTAATATCCAAAAAATCAAAAGAAGAAAAAGGTAGTCTCCATTCTCTAAACCAAGTAAAATCGTAGTTTTCAACATCTAATTCCAAGCATCTCCAATGTATACTTTCAGGCATACGATCAATTTCATCTTGTGTACTATAAATAACATTTCTAGCTCCTTTATCGATAAGTAAATCTCTTGAGACTCCTAATCCGTATGGTCGTAAAAAAGGTCTCTTATATTGTCCCATATAATCAAATAATGACTTAGAAGAGGTTAATGGTGCTTCAGTAAAGCAAATATAGCCTTCGCTAGATTTTAATGTATGTTCATCTAAAATTTTCTTCAATATATCAACAGGATTATCACCCTTGACATAATGAAATAAATAAGGGGTTAAATCTTTTCTTTTTGTTCTAATATTTTCTGATGGATTCTTCATAAACATTTCTTTTATTACAAATATGCAACATACTAAAAATAAAAGCAAACAAAAGAACTACAAATAGAATAAATAACTATATAATCAAAAGAAAACGATTCATAAGCATAGGATATAATACTAATTCTTATAAATCGTTTTTCTTACCTGTAATCCAATAAAAAATCAGCAAACTCCTCATGATCCATCATTATAGGGGTAGCTATGCAGATACAAAACGGGTGCCAACCCGTAAACTTGAAATCCTTAGGATACTCACCGGCCTTGGCGTCGCACACCGGGCAGGGACCATGATTTGAGGGTGAGCGATCCACCTCAATTCCTTTCACGAAATCCATATTCCGCCACCGCTCGTAATCCGCTGTCCGGAAAGCCTTGTTCGTCTCGGTAGCAGCTAACCGGAGAGCATTCTTGTAAGACGAGCGATAAACGCCCTGACCGGGATGATAATCTTTCATTGGCCGTGATAGAACCAACTTACCATTTTCATCCCTTACCCTACGAAAACGGCGATCTGGCTCATTCAGGAGTTGGCGGATATCTTGACTAATCAACGCTGCCGGACGCCCAACAGACAAACCAGAAGACAAGTAATACTCCAAGTTGTCCATAGTACCGTTCGTTATATTCCAGACACGAGAGGATATTGTCTTACCAAATTCATCTTTTCGCTTCAACAGAGCATGAAGCGCATCCGCATTCCTAGAAAACATCTTATCCTTCAATACGTCCGATATAGCCATGTCTTTAATATACCCGGAGACCAAATCATCCGCTTTCTTATTCCCCAAGTTCCAGACATCAGTAACCGTATCGGTCATATTGCTTACTAGCTGACCATGTAAATCATCCAACAACCGTTCGATCTGTTTTTCAATAGTCGCGTTTCCGATCCACACGCTGTCACCACCATGATCTGCCCATTTAGCAATAAGAGGTCCAACCTTACGGATAAACTCATCAAACGAGTACTTTATACTGCCTTGTTGATGAAAGAGGCGTTGCAAAAACTGTCGTTCATAAAATGATAGTTCTTTCATTATTCATATTCCATTGTTAAACCGATCATATTATTACGTTTCGCCACCATATCCTCCTCTTCTTGCATTATCTTTATTTCTTCATTCAAATCTTCCGTCAATGGAGAATGAGCCGTAACTGTACGCTGAGCGTTGATAGGTTTACCACCATTGGCTATGGATAAGGTTTGTAGGGTTTCTGCCAAATCTTCCGGCAAAATAGAACCAAACTCCACATCGATCAAGTTGTCTACTAATTGTGAACGGTACTTGATATTAGTAATATTACATATTCCTGCTAATACAACCGACACACAACGCTGAACTACGGGACCAAATGTTTCCATATTTTCGCTTGCCTTAATAGTTGCATCCATCAACATAAATTTACGTGCTACCCCAGATAAGTTCCCGATACCTTTCAAGTTATCAAACGAAAGATCTGGAGTGGACGTACCTGAGAATTGTTCATTCCTGGTTTCTTCCAGCTCTTTATCCACTGAAGGCTGAGAACCTGTCCAGGTCAAATAATCTGCATCTCCATGATATTCTTTTCCAGAAACTTCATCAACCTTGATCGGGAAATTGATGTCTTTTCCCGTCGTTTCCTTCGAAGGCAAGTCTGAATCACCATAAGTTTTCAAAATAGGCTCTGCAAAATAGTCATTAGTATCAGCCATACGGGACAAACGCATTTCCCGTGCATCCATGATTCCAGCAACTTCGTCCCATTCCGGCTGAAAAACATCTGCATACACAACTGGAATCTTTCCGAAAAGATTAGGGACCTCTTTTATAACCCAACCTCCCGTTTCATCAATAGCGGTAATTATCTTTTCAGCAGTCCAAATTGTGCAGCTATTACGAATCATACCATTAGAATTCACCTGATAACGATGGATAAAAGCATCCATATCGTCGTTATCGTCAAAATGAGGATAAAATTCAGAAAGAAGGTTCTCGTTTTTAGGGACAGACAAAATCTTTACCTTTAATTCCGTAATTGGCTTACCATCTATTCCTTTGGAAATGTATGGATAGAATACAAGAGCCGCTTTACTTTCTGAAAGTACCTTACGAGCAAATGATTTCAAGACGGATTGCATCTTCAATCGACGTTCCCATACACGTTTGAACTCTTGGAAACCATCATTCTGTTCCGTTCCTGTGATTGTCATTTGCCCACCAAACAAAAAAGCTACAGAGGTACGAACCTCCTTCTTAGGGAAATTAGTAATAATACGAGCTACATCGACAATCTTATCCTCCAACCTTAACGGATCGCCATGCTTGTCTTTCAACGTTTCCGAATAAACGGCTAACCGTTTCGGCTCACGCCAGCCTACAGATGTTTTACGCCGACGGCGTTCCCCATGGTATTCATTGTAGTATTCTCTTGGTTCCCGATTCTCAATAACATCTACACATAGTTTACTGATTATCTGACCAAAGTCATCATTCAAAAGGATTTCGTTTATATTGGGCATAACCGTTTTATGCTAAAATATAAACAACACAAAAAAGCGCGACTATCTGAAGATAATCACGCTTTACTATCAAGTAACGAATTTTATCACATCTGGACGATTGGCTTTACTATGTCAAACTTAAGGCCAAGAGCATTGATAATACGAAGGAACAAATTAACCCCCGGCTCTACAGTGCCATTCTCGATTTTTGAAATATAAGACTTATTCGTTCCTACCCTTTTGGCCAGTTCACTTTGGGTTATTTTTTCTTGTTTGCGGGCTTCCTGTATAAGTTGCCCTATGCAATAAGAATATGCTTCTTGGCGGAATGCTTCACGCTCAGGAGACCCGACTTCGCCATACAATTTATCCAATACGGCATCCATACTATGTACATCAGGATTTGCTTGCATAATACTCTTTTTTTAGATTTAACGCTTTCTCTATTTCATTCTCGGGCGTTTTCTGAGTCTTTTTCTGAAACCCATTAAACAACATGACAATATTACCTTCATCAAATATGAAAAATGCCCGATAAATATTTCCATTATGGCTTGCTCTTAATTCATAAACACCGTCGCGAATCAACTTCACAAAATTCTTATTCAACCGCTCTTGAGTTTTCAACATATCAAGTACATAAGCAACTTTCCTTTGTGCTCCAGATTCCAAAGACAAGAAGAAGTCTATGAAGTAATTTTTATAATACAATATTTTTCGCTCATCTTTCATATGGCAAAGTTAGCGAAAGTTTCTTTATATAGCAACTTTTCAAAGAGGACAATTTATCTTGCCCTTGCGACCTGTCGAACCCGATTATTTTTGCATAGCCCTATGAATTCTACATTCTCTGCAAGGATCGTTAAACCATCCGGGGCATCATCATGTTTATTACCTCCTTCTTTCTTATAGCTGGTAAGAGCTTTCATAAAACGATCGTAATCCGATCCTTTCTTATATTCACCTTCCTCCAAGAAATAACAGTGTTTCTTGATCCATCCTGATTTCAGTAGAATTCGTGTTTCCTTATTACTCGTCGTCGGTTTGGCCTGGACAATACATTTCTCATTTCTCGCTTTGACAGCCTTTCGCACGTTCAATGCAAACAACCGGCCACCATTATTACTCTCGATTCGGATATTGTCACACCGGGTGTCCAAAATCATGGCAACCAGTTTGGGCTCAGTGACCTCCACGTTGTCTTTCGTGAACAAGACATCTGCAATGAAATACTTATCTCCAAAGACACGTGCAAACGGAGCACAGAAATCATCATCACCCTCATCGGCCACATCTGTAGCACCCACAACTCCATCAGACTCCTTCCCTTCAATATCAGCCAAGCGAAAACGGTTCAATTCCGATTTCGGGAACAACAAACCTTTAGATTCTATCGGTTCCTGCATATATTCAGCACACCAAATAGAATCATCCGTCTCTTCCCTAAGTTCCAGGTAATATGCAGTCGTGTGAACATCCTCGCAAAACGATTCATCATTCTCATCCAAAGCAGATATCCGAATAATCTCATCATATTTTCCGGCAGCCTCCATCCTACCAAGGACATCCGTCTCCGACCAGCGCGTACCTATGTCAATAGAACAACAATTTCCCTCTATACGGGAATCGTGAGTACCCTGCTTCCAACTCCAAACCTTCTCGTTGTTCGTATCAGAAAGAGCATCCTCCAAGCTCTTGTACAAGTCATCCGTAAACGCCAGCATGGATGCACCAAAACCAATCACCGTACCACCAACACCCGCCCCGAAATAACTGACCTGCCGAGCTGCCTCTAGGCTCCATCCATGTACATTCTGCTTGTCAGACCGTAGGGACACATCCGGAAAGATCTCTTTAAATCGCTGGGAACGAATAATATCACGTGTATCATAAGAAAGTTTATTATATAGCGTATCTGAACAACAATTACGCATAACTGATTCTTCCGGGAAATGGCCAAGCATCCAAGAGATGAACAAAGAGGATATATACGACTTACCGGCACGTGGCGGCATTGAAACAGCTAGCCGACGAATCACACCTCCGATATATGCCTCATATATACGAGTAAAGGCATCTGCCACTTTTTTCAAGAATAATCGCTTCGCAAAGAACTTCGGATCATGATATAAACAATAGGCCCAGAAATCATTCCGAGCCTCCCGTTTTCGCAATATAGTCGCTGCCTTTGCCTGCCTAACCAATATATCCCTTTTACTTTTCGCCACGAATAATTGCTGCTAATTCTTCATCCGACATCGATTCCAATTCATCACCAAGCTTCACTTGATTTTCGACTTCTTTTTTATCCCGCCATTTCCCCGGCTGGCGATTCTTCAGCCAAAAGATAGCTGCCGTCGTATCTGGCGGGTAATGCTCAACATACTCCACCTGGTCCGTCACCTTCCCCTCATAAGTGACGATCTTCGTCGCCTTACAATCATAACCTATCGCCCGATTATATAACTTAGAAGCAACATTAGAATCTGCTACCGCCTTTCCCTTTTTTAAGGACTCGCAAAATTCCGGATACTTTTTCTTCCATCGGTTAATTGTAGAAACATCTACACCAAAAAAATCTGCAAGTTCTTCATCTGTCGCCCCAAGTAAAGCAAGTTTTAAAGCCTGATTTGCAAATACTTCTTGATAAGATGGTTTACGTCCTGTTTTTTGTCTATCTTCATTTTTCTTTCTCGCAGTCATCACTATTAAACTTAAACATTGAATCAGCCATATCAAGACAGTTCTCAAGCTCATTCACGATAGCCTTTAACTCTATAAATTTTCTCTTCTCTATGGAAGATGCAACACCTTCGCTATTCACCAACCTTTCTAATTCTATAAGCTGGCTACGTTTGCGTTCCAACCTTTTTGATAAAACCTCACGATAAATCATACACAATCTTGTTTTCATGGCAAACAATGTTTATAGTCCTGCCATAAAGTTATTACTCTTTTTTGAATAAATCATCATCCGAAAAATCAAGAACTGGAAAAGTTTCTTTTATCTTACCAGGATCTCCTTTATAGAAAACTAATACGTTTTGATGTTGTTTCCCGATTTTCCGGCTATTATTGAACTGCTTTCCTGCACGCATTGCTAAGCTGGCAATATTATTTACAAGTATCATTTCATTATAATACAGCATACCTGCTTCTTGAAAAGCCGTAATTGTGTCAGGAACGAAACTCCTATATATCCCACTTTTATCACGGACCTCACCTACAACAAACACAGCAAATCGATTATCGTTTAATAACGAACAAGACTTTTTGATTATCTCTGTATAAGCCTTTATAAAATCCGGATAATCCATTGTTGATAAATCCGCAGGGTCATCACTATACACCTCCAAATCTGCATACGGAGGACAACTAAAAATCAAATCGAATTTATTGCCTGATACTAGACGATCTATATTTACACTATCTCCACATATCCATTTAGGAACAAACTTATTATCTACTCTTTTCATTCCTCCGCTACCAAATATTTCTGCTGCATTTTTATAGTTTGCATCAATTTGTTCTTTCCGAAGATCTATTCCAAAGTAACACATATCCAACATAGAGGCGACTATTCCACGAACAGAACCACCGGCAAATGGGTCCAATATGCTACCATTATTAATATTAAACCACCTATATGATAACTCACATAATACCGGATCAAAGATAGAAGTACCATCCATAAATGGAATACCATGATCTTGGCAATACTTTTGTAGCTCTTCCCACGATGGATCAATTCCAGTCTTTTCCCTGATTATATTACGAGCCTCATACACTCGTGGAGGTTGGGCTGACTTGCTGAAAGTTATTTCTTTCTCCCGGCCTTCCTCACTTTTAATACCAAGATCAATCCATGCTCGCTTCCTTTCCTGCCAATTACCTAATTTAGAATCCAGTATCGAAAATGGAGGGATAATAAATCGCTCCTTTAAACATCCGACCCGTTCTTTATCTGGTCTAACTTCGTCTATTGATACGTCTTCAACATTAAATTCATCGACATCAAACTCCCAAGCATCCAACTCATCAACACCAAAGTCTTCAACTATTGCATCAATATCGAATACAGATGTATCTGAAGTATAGTTATCGGCTAAAGCCAGAGCTTTTCTTTTAGCGTCCTCTGTCGACAAATCTGTTCTTTTAATAGCAATCAGCTCATTACCATCACTTTCTATAACCCTCACAGGTAATCCCAGTTCTAAAGCTTGCTCATATACTCCGTTACCTGCAATTATAAAATTATCTTTATCGAACAAAATAGATCGCCCTGCACCACATTCCTCAAGGCTTTTCCTTATTAACCTTTTGTTTTTATCTGTATGAATGCGATAATTCTTCGGATCAAATTTCAGTTCATCCATGACTTTTTGTATAAAATATAAGATGAACAAATCATACACGACATAAAAACAGATTGTTTAAATCTCGCATACTTCATACTCATCTTTTAATATGCCAACTAAGTCAAAATAAAACTGAACAGTATCCTTTATTATCTCTTCTTCCTCCTCCTTCTCTGTTTGAAGTAGCCATTCATTCGAACATATAGGTTCCAACATTTCATTTAGAACTTTCACATCAGAAATAACGTCATTTGCTCTTCATGCACTTTGTAAACCAACAACCAATGTTTTCATACTTTAATCCTGTTTATCAATGATTTATTTCAGTGCAATATTCGCAAAATGAAATAGGATGTGCAATGTTATCTAGAAGTATTATCTCATTAAAAAATCTACACGTATTAATCAATTAGAAGTACTATATCTAGCACTATCCCTATTAAATTTCTTATTTGTTAATATTATTACTATTTTTGCATTCATTATAAATTAAATCGATTTACAACAAATGAAGAAGTTATTTTTGATATTGGCAGTCATTATGCCTTTATCTGTGTTTACTGGATGTTCAGATGAAGACAATGTAAGCACAAGCCAATCGGTCTTTGTTAATGTAAAGTACAACGGTAACATTGCAAGCCCATCACTCGTTAGACTATATGACTACGAAGAAGCAAGTAAAAGCAAATTCGATTATGACGCCATGTGTGAATATGGAGATTATAGGAATCTTATTGACGAATCTGGGAATGAAATCAGACCCAAATACACATCCGACTCAACTGCCGGGGTAAACACCTTTGAAGAAGTTGAAAATGGAGAGTATATGTTAGTTGTGATGTACAAACCAGAAGGCTACTCTTGGCCCATGTTCTATTTCTATGCTTATAAGGAAATTAAGGTAAATCCAGATACTAACGCAAAATTATATTCAATTGAATTTACCGACGAAGATAGAGGCAAATTCGTAGGACTTTGAATCTTGTCAAAATGAAGTGGAAGCCATCCCTCTATAATCGAACTATCATTAGAAACCGATATTCCTAAAAGAAGCCAATTACAGAGGGAAAGCTACTACCTTCAACACAACAAAATATCAGCATGATATCTCTACTCAATCTCCCTGAGTTTTAATCTTTCCCAAATATTCTTCATAACGACTTGCCAACAGTGTATTATCCAATTCATATCCTTGCAATAATGTCACAGCCGACGAAAGATTCATGCCTAATTGTCGCATAGCTGTCACTTTCGGCATATCGCTATCCATAATTTCTTGAAATTTTTGACTATCTTTATCATATAAATACCTCATAAGACATAAATATTATTAATACTCAAACTTGTAAGGCAAAAATCATACCAGTCCACTCCCACTAAAAAAATCACATCAAATCCAGATACTTCTTCATTACAAAAATAGCCTCTTCCACGCTTCTAACCACTACATACTTACTACCCGCCATCTCGACTTGTCTTTGATATTCCCTTTGCTCTTTAGATTGTCGACCAGTTTTTGTCTTAAACTCCAGGCATAAGCTTGCAAATCCTTTCTTAGGTATTTGCAAGATCACATCAGCAACACCGGCCTTTACCCCTTGTCGTTTCATATTAGCCGCTTCTATCTTATGCCGGGAACCGCCGTTAGGAACGGCGAACAGCAACTTATCCGGTAACCGGGGAAAGAATAACGGGACTTGTCGGAAAAACTCAATTTGCATCCGTGCCTCTTCATTATCATAAACCCTCTTTCCTTTCGATTCTTGCTTTCGACTCATATAGCAATTATAGCAGAAAGTTCCGGCATCAGTCTTAATGACTGATACCGTTTCCTTCCCACACTGAATACATTTTTCCTGTATCATAACAACATCTTTCCTTCTTTTCTTTGCATCAACATTCTAAATACCTGTTTGTAAACAGAATAAAGTTCTTTTGAATTCTCTTCTCCCGGCCAATCCGAATAAGATTCACCCGAAAAGAACTTCCACGAGAAAATCTGTATTGCTTTTTCTGATAAATCCAAACTATCCAAAATTGCCCTTACTTCATGCATTTTTTCCGAAATATAGGCCGCCTTGTCAAAGGATTGATCAGGCTCATCGATTATATTTAACCTGCGCCAGTCCACATTATCGTCTGCTGGTATCACTTTATACTTGTGCCTATAAGGAGATGTGTCTGAAGTAGCATTTAACTTTATCATCTGGAGCACATAGAAATCAAGTTCAGTATATTTTCCATGTTTTCTATTTAGCAACAGATTTATTTCTTCTTCAGGTTTCTCCAATAGCATAGCCATTACTTCATTCAATACATCTGACGCTTCATCACCTATACCAGCCAGAGAAGTATGGTATTTTGCATAATCCAACCAGCGGTCATAACGTTTGTTTATATATTTATCCAGTGCCTCGCTTGCCATATTCTCAATATTATTAGTAAATTTGTCAATGTCTATTCAGGGGTGGCACCGCGAGGTGCTGCCTTTTATTTTACCTGGAACTTTCGAGAAAAATCAAACTTTTTGAACTCATGAAATGCCTCGGCTAATGTATCAGATGTCCGTTCACCTTCCGGAAGATCCCAGCTATGGGCATTATTTCTACTCACATTCTCAGCTTGAATGCATCGATCCTGATCATACCGATGAAGCCACTCCAAAATAACCTGACCATCTATACGATCATAGAGTTTGCCATAAATACCTTTTTTTGCTTGTGTAAAGCAAAGCTTAAAATCATCCGGTTTCAGATAATAAAATTCTTCGATCACTAAATCTGCTGTTTGTGCAACTTGTACAGCACTCATGGATTTTCCGACATTGAAGAAATCTATCAAGTCATTAAGCACATTAACCATAAATGCCCGAAGATGCGTTTCTCCAAATTCTCTATTAACAACAGCTATTGAGCACGTCGGACTATCAAACACATCATTGACTGTTTTTGGCCGCAGACTGTTGTAATATGGCATCGGCAAGACGCCCAAGGTGCTCACGCTCGATTCTTTTGTTTTCGGCATCAGTTCCGGCGGAAGCACGCCGGTTATTGGGTCTATCTCCGATAGAAGTTGTATTGCTTGTTCCTGATTCATAACTCATTCTTTCTAAATCACGTTTTGCCCATTTGCGAAATGTCAAATTTGCACTGACATATTTTTTTAGCAGCTCTCGATAATTATGCATCGAGACTAAAGTATCCTGAATTAGCTGAAGAGGAAATTCTTTTTTGATCCTCTCAAACTGTTCCTCTGTAAACGGTTCTTTTAGCTTTGCTACATTTGGAGCATTTTCAGTAATCCAGTGTTTGAATTTTTCAAAATTCTCATTCTTCGGTCTAAATTCAGGTTGTGGGGTTTGCGCGTGCACACGCGCATGCGAATAACCATCCTCTCCTTTACAATCCTTTCCTTTACTCTCCTCTCCAGCAGGAACATTCTCTACTGTTCGAGAATGTTCCGGAATATTCTCGAAAGATGCCGGATTTTTACTTATGCCAGATAAACGAACATTCTCAATGACCTCTGAAGGAATTTTTGACTTTTGCGGCTTGTCGATGCGCTCACTGGAAAAGTCCATCACGTAGTAGCTCTTGTTTTCATAATCAAAAGGTACAAGGATAGAGTTCTCGATCAGTTCTTGCAGCCATCCAGAAACCTGTTGCTTGCGAATATCCTCGCGGGCAGGAAATACTTTCGACTTGATGATAACAGGGTTCGCTAATATGACTCCTTCATCATCCGCAAAGTTTTTCATGCCGATATAAAGCAACCAAGCAGGAAGAGATACATTCGAAAATCTTTCATCTTCCCAAAATTCCGGTACTATTGTTCTTATTCTAGGCATATTTATGCAATCATTTTCTGTCGAATCAGATTCATATTCTTATTCATAAGTTTCACTATCTGATCATGATATTGACTTACGCCATTACAAACAGCTCGAGACTGTACAATTTCAAATGTATTCAAGTTTACTTCTATTGTTTCCAATCGATTTCCTTCTATATCCTTAGCAGATAAAATCAAGCATTCTGGACGTCTATAATATTCATTCCGGTACACGCAATGATGCATGGCCTTACCTTCCTGATAAAATTGAGTAATACTCTCCAAAGGACAGATAACTAAATTATCTTCAACGATTTTCAACCCAAAAAACTTTTTCATTCGTTCATAAAAGTTAGCTATATCTTTCATTAGTTTATTACGCCTACGAATAGAATCCATACGATCTTTTTCTCTTCGCAACTTGTCTTCAATAACTATTTTCTTTTTCAACAGTTTATCATGTTCCAATTTCAGACTTTTAGGACATACATAATGGGCATTATGTATATCTTTGCCAAAATAACTTAGTAAAGAAATATAATCTTCCCACATAGAAGCATCTCTGATAATATAATGATTTCGATTACAGATATTGAATGATGACTTATAACGAAGATTATGATGCCCGGACTTATACATATGTTTCAACATAGATATTTGTCCAGTCTTCAGGCATAGTTCCGCATCATTACTACCCCTCAATAGATCACGGATTAACTTTGACGGATTAACATCAGGAAAACGTCTATTCAGTCCTCGCTTTTTTAATTCCGGCAATAGCTCTTTCTTTGAATATAATTCTCCATATATTGCATATAAATCACCATAATAATTCCAACTATTACTACCATATTCTCCTTTAATGCTAAGAGAACTACTATAAATCCATCCTCTACATCCTGTATTCATTGATAAAGCCATGATCGTACGATTTCCATCTTTACGAATCCACTCTTGTACAGTTTCGGTATAACGATAACTGACATATTCTTCTTTCCGCGTATTCTTATAAAACAAGATGTGTCTAATTACCTGGAATCCACCTTTTACTTGAAGAACTGACATATATACCTCTTCATGGTTCTTTTGTTTTCTGCTTACCTTTACTTCCAACTGATGATGGCAATAAGGACATTCCGTCTTATCCCCTAAAACAATTACTCCCAAATCACTATTACTTGTATCAAGCCACATTTTACCACATTCAGAACACCACAGTTGGTCTTTACACTTGTAAGCAATATGATCAAACAGATGTTCCTTGGCCCAATCTTCCTGTTTTTTAGTGATAGTAGGTAACTTTCCGCTTAATTCCACCACCAACTTTTCTAATTTTGTTCTCGGCTTCATAATCAAAACAGATTCATTTGTTGGACATTTACTTTTTCTCTCTTCTTAACCGGCTTCTTCTTGAGTGATTGGTATTGTTCCTCTGTCAATCGTTTAATAGCCGCTTCTCGTGCTGCAATTTTTTCCTCTTCTGTAAGCTCTACTTTATGAGTTGATGAAGAAATAGAATTTCCAAAAGAAACTTTTTCAACCTTAATATTCTCCTCATCATAATAATGTATAGCTAAACCAAGAACTTCTGTATCAGCCATAACAACAGCATTTCCTCGTTTACGGGCTTCTCCTAAAATGTAACGACAACATTCGTCAATACTCTTTTTGGGATTGGCAAATCTCTGAGCAAACAAAGCATCTTCATCTGATCTCTGTTGTAAATATTTCTGAATTATATCTTTGAACTCTTCCATAATTTACTACATTGTCATTGGCATTAATACATATTTCTGAACTTTACACTCGTCTTGTTCTTTCGGAGAAATAGCTATAGCCTTATCCGGTGAACTAAATGAGATTAGCAAATGCTTACTATTTATGCAGGACAACATATCAAGTAGCATAATAGCATTTACTCCAATTTTGAAATTAGAATGATTAAATTCACAAGGTAGAGATTCCTCTGCCGATATAGAATAATCAAGATCCTGAGCAGACAATTTCAGAGATGAACTATCTATTTGAAGAATAAGTAAATTAGAACTCTTGTTGGAAAAAACCATCGTTCTTTTCATTGCATTAATCATTTGCTGAGTCTCAACCAACATTTCTTTTTCATTACTTGTTGGAACCACCATACGCCAATTAGGGTATCTTCCTTCCAAGTTTCGAAATAGAATATCATAATCATTATAATGCAATTGGCTCCAATCCGATCCAATTTGCATCTGCACATTTTCTTCCGTACTAGGGACAACTGATTTTAAAATCTGTGATATGGACCTACTTATAACAACTGAAATCTTTTCTGTGCATGATACTTCAGTACTTGTATAAATACCTATTCCATGACCATTTGTGGATACAAAATTTATAACTCCAGACATTGCCTCCAAGTTAACAGAACTGATAATTGGACGCAAATCACTAACAGAAGCAAAATTGATGACTTTTGATATACCAAGGAATAAAACCTTAGCCGGAAGATCTATTACACCAAGCTGTATAATTTCTCTCCTTTCTGGATATACACCAGCATTAAATCCCATCATTTCAAATGAGCCTCCGGCATACACAACCTTTACCTCCAAATCTTTTATTTGAATTGAAATTGGCTGCTCTGGTAAGTTTTTAAGGCCATCCAGTAAATAAAGAGGCAAACAAATTTTAATATCACCATCTGCTTTACAAGATATCTTTGAAGTAATTCTTCCCTCTTCATTACAAGCTGTAACAAAAAGTTGATTACCCCTTACTTCAAAAAGAAAATTCAATAAAATAGGTGTAGCCGTTTTCGATGGCAGTATCTTAGATAAAAGCTGCAATCTACTAAATAAATCAGTTTTTGATATTGTAATTGTCATAGAGCTTGCTTTTACGCAAGACTTCAGGTAAGTTGTTATTTATAGGATGTTTACATCAAAAAATACACGATGGTATATAAACACAAAAAGTTGGATCTCAAACTTTCGTTCAAAATCCAACTCGAAATCTCTGCTGCAAATATAGGAAGCTTTTTTATATCTACAAACTAAATCCAGTTTTTTTTGATGTTTTTTTCAGCACATCTAAAACAGCTCGATTAGACTTATCAAAAACTGAATAATCTATATCAATATAGATATCCGCCATTTTATAGTCATTATTTACATGCCCCAAACAAAAATCAATATCAGCTTTAGGAACACCAGCTTTATTCCTAGCTATACTGGCCCAACTGTGTCGTGCCCAATTCGATGTTAACTTACAATGCAGATTTAATTCACATGAAATTACATCCAAGCCTTTATTAATAGCTTTCATAAAGTTACGATAATCACAATATTGTCTTCTAAAATAAGACAAGAATGCTATATCACTATATTTCCTAACCAGAACTTCCAATTCAGGCTCTATCCTGATTGACAATGGAAATCGATAGATATTATCCTCAGTCTCCGTCTTACTTCGTTCATACTCCAAACGCCCCCTTACTACTTTTTTAATAGAATAGAGATCCTTCACATTTATTCCCATCATATAGAACATGATCATAAATACATCACGAGCCATATTTGCTCTTTCTGTTGAGAATTGCCCATCACGAATCCTTATTATATCTTCAACAGACAAACTCTTCCTAGACCTTCTATATTTTGGAATTTTCACTTTTGATGAAAACGGATCATTGGGGACCCTAATAATATCATAGTCTACGTTATTATAAAAATCTCTTGCTTTATTAAATATGGCCCTAATTCCTCTTAGGTAATTACTAATGGCTCCAGGTTGTAAAGGCCTTCCATTTTGTCCTTTGATGGCCAACTGGTCCTTTAATTCATTAATCCGCTGAGCCGTTATATCTCTAATATCAATCTTATTTCGTCCATAAAACCAAATCAGAGCATTAATTGAAGTGCGATACCATTCTTTCGTTTTTTCTTTTTCCGTCTTTTCTATTACTTTATCCGCAAATGCGATAAAATCAATATACTCATACTCTGGCTCCATAGATGCCAGGATCTGCTCCTTAACTTCAGTACAACTCATGCGAGACACACGGTCCACGCCTAACTTTAAACAAACAGCTCTAAATTTCTGTACGAGATTTCCTAATTCAAAATTCAGCAGTTCAGAATCTCTATATTCTATTGACACTACACCCTCTTTTATATATTTCTCATCTATATAGTATGGAGTAGATATATACTGGGATGACTTATTATGATAAATCCGAATTTTAATGTTTTTCGTTCCATCTGATTTTATATGTGAAGTTCCAGCCATAACGACCGGTTTAAAAGTTGCCATAGTACTTTATGTTTTAGAATTAGAAAACTAGAAAACATATTGTACCGAATCGTTTAAAAGATATTTAAAAGAAATATCATGCCTTATTATCCCTTATTAAGCTAAAATAATGGGTTTAGACATAAAAAAAACGAGTCGATACAAATTGTACCGACTCGAAATCTCTTTTAATTAGTTGATTAACAACCTTTTTGTTTTGTCGGGGTACCAGGATTCGAACCTGGGACCCCCTGCTCCCAAAGCAGGTGCGCTAACCGGACTGCGCTACACCCCGTTTTTGCTTTCATTGAGTGTTGGTTTGTTTCTCAATTGCGATGCAAATGTACGACTTATTTTTGAACCACCAAACTTTTGAGATACTTTTTTTGAATTATTTTTCATTGATTTTCATAACATATTATTAATCAAAGAAATAAAAATGATATTTTTTTCGCACAAAAGGACAAATATTTTTGATCACTCTTTAGTTAATCTTGAATGAATACACAAATTATAAGAAAAGATACTGTCTTGGACATAAAATTAACTGGAATCATTTTTGAATCCAACGAAAATCAGATTCAATTCTCGTTACTTTTAAAACCGATTTCAATCCTATCCTCTTTTTTAATATTTGGATTTTATCCATTAAGCTCTTTTCGGCTATGCGTTCTATAAAAGAGTTGCGTTTTTCGTTCATTAGATTTGTCCAACTAACCAAATTTGTGTTTCTTTGTACATTCAT